CTCATCACTGGCGTAGTTAAGTGACATCCAATTCTGTTTCACAGCAACAAGGACAACCTCTAAATTGTTTCTTAGTTCATCACTGGCGCATTGAAGTGTCCAACCGTTTTCTTTCACAGCAGCAAGGACAACCTCTTTATCGTTTTTTAGGTCGTCACTAATGTATGTAAGTACCCAAGGATTCTGTTTCACAGCGGCAATTGCTTTTTCTTTATCATCATATATTATCATCTGAAAATAAACTCATAATCATCATTAAGGTAGTTAAGAACCTCACGATTTTGTTTCACAAGGGTACGTAAAAAATCTTTATCTTTTTGTAAGAAATAACATGCGTGTTCAACTGCCTCGGCATTCTGCTTTACAGCAGCGCGTACAAATTGCTTATCGTTTTTAAAGCTTGGGGCAAAAAAAAGTGCTTTTGCATTCTCTTTGACCGCTGCTAATACAAACTTTTTATCTTTTTTTAAATAAGCACTGGCATGTTCAAATGCATAACCATACTTTTTTACAGCAGCAAGCACAACATCTTTATCGTTTTTTAATTCATCACTGGCAAATTCAAGAATTGATTTATAGTAAGATTCTATACCATCCATATTTACAGCGACAAGTACAACTTGTTTATCATTTTTCAGGGAATCACTGGCAAATTTAAGTGCAAAACCATTCTGTTTTACAGCAGCAAGAACAACCTCCTTATCGTTTTCAAAGCTTGGTGCATATTCAAGCACCATCCCATTTTTTTTCATAGCTTCAATAACAAATTCTCTATTATTTTTGAGTTCTTCACTGGCATATTGAAATGACTTACTATTTCGATCGTCACCGACATATTGGTGAATTGCCACACCATGCTTATCAATAGCTGCAAGAACAACTTCTTTATCATTTTTTAGCTCATTACTTGCGTATTTAAGATGATAACCATTATGTTTCACAGCAGCAAGAACAACCTCTTTATCATTTCTGAATTTAGCACTTGCATATTCAAGTGCCCCACGCTCCTGTTTCACAGCTTCAAGCACAACCTCTTTCTCATTTTTTAGTTTGAAACCGGTGAATTCAAGTGCCGGACCATAATCTTTGATAGCGGCAAGTACAATTTCTTTATCATTTTTGAATTCGTCATAGACGTATTCAAGTACATGACCTGAATCTTTCACAGCGGCAAGTATAAACTCCTTATCGTTTCTTAGTTCTTCACTGGCATATTTAAGTGACCCAGGGATTTGTTGTATAGCACTAAGCATAAATTCCTTATTATTGCTTTGTTGCTCAGTGAGGTAATTAAGACGAAAACCATTCTCAAAATCAGGCGATCCCCATACTTTACCGGCATAAGGATCTGTATAATATTTTGTATTCATTATTTTAAATACTCCATTAATTCATTTATTATTTTTTCTGTAGTATGTTGCGTGGATGTAGCATATTTTTTTAATGCTGACATTATAATATCTTTATCTTTTCTTAAATCATTTTCTATATATTGAAATGTTGATGGCTTTTTACTTACCGCTGCTATCACAATATCTTTATCTTTTTTTAGTTCATCACTAACAAAATAAAGACTATGCGGAAATTGATTAACCGCAGCTAGCGCAACGTCTTTATCATTTTTCAATTCGTCACTAACATATTGAAATACCTTGCCTTCTTTTGTAACCGCAGCAATAACAACCTCTTTGTTGTTTTTTATATCATCATTAGCATTTATCAAATCTAATGGTTTTTTTTTCACATAGTCTACTATTAATTTTTTATCTAAAGAATTTATAGTCATATTATTACCTCCAATTATATTGTATATAATATAATAACGTATCTGTTAACAGGTGTCAACTAATAATAGACTGTATTGCACCCTCTAGTTAGGTAATAATAATTATGAAAGACTTTTACAAGCTTAATTATTTGAGGGTGCATATATATGTTATTTTATATATTAATAGATGTCAACTAATAATTAGCACCTCTTAAAGTTAGAATCGTGGCTAAGGGGAGGCTGAACTAAAAGAGGTGTATTAATACACTACATTATTTGTTCAGATTTAATAAGGCTTGCTATCTCTTTCTTTAATGTTTCAGGATCAACATTTCCATCGGTATTAGTTTGTTCAATGGTATCTTTCCAACCAAATTGTTTTAATGCAAAAATAGGACCCGCAGCCCCGTTGTTTTTATTGAGAGAACGCTCATAACTTGATTCAACAAATGTTCTCGCTACTTTTAGTAAGTCGGAGAATTCAGGGTATTCCATGTACTCATAAAATTGTGATCTGCCATAAAAACCACAAACCATTGCTAAACCTGTTATTGTAGGTTTTTCATTAAATTCTAGGTCCTGAGAACAATGCTCAAAATATTTTATGATCTTTTCCTGAATATCTTTGAATTTAAATTTTTTAGGTTGTCCAGCAGTTATTGGTAAGTTTTTAGGCTCTTGAATGTCTTTGATATTTTGAATCGCGATCAGATCGGCGTAGTTCATTCCCTATACATACCATAAATTTGAAAATAAATCAATCATAACCTTTTCGTTTATTAAAATATGGGCATTCATTATTTTCATTTAAAACATTTTTTACTTTTACATTTCGTTTAGTAAATTCTTGTAAAGTCATCCTTCTTTTCATTCCCTCACTAAGCTTATCAAGTGCCAAATCTTTTAGCTCGCACTCATTAGTAGGAAAATACATATACACACAAAAATCATCACATTTAGACCCACTCATTTAAATACCTCCAATCATAGTTAAAACATCATCAACACTGCACGCAACAAAAGACACCCCGCCACAATTATTTAATTTATCCATAAATGCTTTTTGTAATTTAGTTACATTATTTTTTTTATCTGGCCTTTTAACCTCAATGCCTAAAAATAAACCTTTATACACACCGACGACATCTGGCACGCCCGGCGTTGAATACATACCACCATGTGTTTTCCATACATGGCAATCATCCATTTTGTTTAAATGTGAAATTATGTCAGTTACTATGTGTTTTTCTAGCTTCATACACGATCACCTTATTTTTACCAATTAATTTATTAAAAAATTTTACAATTTTATTAGGCTGAGTTCTAACATATTTACAAACTTTACCGTTTTTTGTTTTAACTACACAAATTTTACCAGGTAATATAGTGACAATTTCATTGTATTTCATTTTCTTAAAAATCCTTTTGGATAATCATTTTTGTATTTTACATATAAATCATCCGGTATATTTAATTTTTGTATCCAGACATACTCTTTATCAGAATTTAATCCTAGGTTATTATATCTAGTTTTGGCTAAATTAATTAAATCCTCTAAACAAGACCAATATTTTGATAAATTATTATACGTAGGCAATGCGTTCACAGCGGATACGCATAACCTATATTTTTTGTATTCTCTAGATTTAAAAAATGTTGTCAAAATAATTAATAAGCGACTAACTCGCCTACACAATCATATTGATTACCAAACTCATCCATGTCATTTATTTTCGATCCATACTTGTCATAACCCCATGACTCTAAATTTTCGTTAATGATCTCATAAATATTTTGATTTGCTTCAGATGTGATCCAATCATCAATGGACTGATAACCATCATTTTTAGCTAAATTATCTAAAACACTGATAAAACTATCGTCTACACTAACCTCGATTTGAAATTTTTTCTTGCCCATTAATTTACTCCTTTTGTTTTGATGGTTTTATATTACCAAGTGCATTGATAGTTGTCAACTACTAATTGTGTAGTTAGATTTAATATTCTTAAAAACAGGCCATTGAATCGATATCAGTATCTCACCATTGGTGTCTAATTTAGCTTCAGTTGATAATATTTTAATGGACAGCATTAACTTATCGTTCGTAATAAAAAAAATCCCTTAGAGCTAATTTAAATGCCCAATAAGGCTTTTATGTCATCAAAATAGGCGTCGGCCTGCTCTTTTGAGCATCGTTCCTGACTTTTAGACTGCCCAATAAGCTTATTAAGCTGCAATCGCTTACGCTGATCCCATCTTTGCATCACAGTAATCTCATACATCGAAACCGATTCTTTAACCGAATCAATATTCAAATTCTGAACCACTTTGGCTATGTAGCGATTTCTTTTACCAGGGCTAATACCTTGAGCCTTGGCATAACGCCATAGGGTTTTAAAATCCAAATTCCCAAAAAGACGACGACGACGAGCTGCGCCCTCGCGCGCATCTTTTTTGTAGTCGTCTTTATGAATATTATTTATATTATTACTATAATAAAGATCTGATGGGACTTTGTGTTGGACTTTGTGTTGGACTTTGTGTTGCATCGAAATTTTTCGATATAATATTTCATCGTAACCATTAATAGAAATAACAGTAAATCTTTGTGTTACCTTTTGTGTTAGGTTTTGTGTTAGCTCCAAAAATTTGAGGCTAGTTCTGATGCTCTGTTTTGTAGCGTTTAAATTTTTCATTAAATTTGAAATCGTAGTAACAAAACTTCCCTTTGCTACAGTGATTTTTTTACCGTTGACAATTTGCTCTGAATCTGCATAGTTAGCCATTGATAAACAATACATATAAAGCTTAAAAACTAATGGATTTTTGTTGTTAAATATCATGCTATCGAATAAAATTCTGTTTAACATTAAAAATCCTTTTGTGTTTTTTTCATTCATAAAATACTCCTGTAAATAGATATTGAAATAACAAAGAATATTTGCTAATATATCTAATGGTTGTTGAATAAAAACCCATCTTATTATCCTGTTAAAGATGGGTTTTTTTATTTTATAAATTAGTATTTATCCTCCTTTAGTTTATTGAAATGCAAAAAAAAAGGCAACGAAGATAGTTATTCGTTGCCTTTTTCGAGATTTATGCGCTAATAAATATTATCATAATCAAATTATGTATCAAGACCTAAATCTTCCTTAAGTTCCTGTTCCTGTCTATCTGCTATATCATCTTCAGCCGAATAGATAGAAATATGAGCATCGGCCATTTTTCTAGCCTCGTATGCCATATCCATTACTGACTTATCATTGAATCCCTCATTTAATGTCGCTTTCATCACTTGATATGTATATTTATCATTTGATTCTTTAATACTGGTTAATTTAAAATTGCGTGCAAAAATTGGTTCTCGATTTACTTTAGCAAATCGTTTTAGGCTAGATGTAATAAATTGACCAGCGGCCCTGGATGTCCCTTTAATAACTAGAATAGTGGGGACAATATCCATAGCGTTTGGATTTACTACGTATAAACGTAATCGACGTTTTTTCCACATTTCTTCGTCTGTAAGCCCTTCACCATTGTTCCATACGATACCATCTGAACTGTATTTAATATTTGTATCGTCATCAAAACATGCCCAATCTGTGACTTTTTTAACTACAATAATATTAGTTTCTGTTCCTAGAACTTGCTGGGTCGATGTATCGAAAAAGTCACCAACATTTGCAATGCCACTATCAACTTCTGGGCTCATTTTTTGTATCAGCTTTGTGTAACCTAGTGGTACTGTTACATCATCTAAATCATCACCACCAATACCCGCATATTCTTGTGGTATAACAATATTTGTATTTTTAATTTCTAATTCGTTTTGCTCTGATATAATTTCTGTTTGTTCTGTCATTTTTTTTCTCCTTTTATCCTTTCCTAAATGATATTTTTTCGAAACTACTAATCTCAACACCGGGAATTATTTGACCATTATCAATAAGCTCTTTGAATGAACTTTTCTTTATAGTCTTGGTCAATATGTCATATCGACCCGTTTCATTTATATAGTTATATACCTTATCCCAGTCTGTCACTTTCGGTGCTATTTCTTGTTTTAACCAGCATGTAACACCGTTGACCGCTATTTTTTCTACTCCCTCCTTTCCCATTTGGTTTGATATTTCTGTCTCTATGATGTCTAACGATTCTTTATGTTTATTAAGTAATTCCATTACACCTTCAATTTTTTGTTTCACTTGCTCACGTTTATCTACTAATTGTTTTAAATTCATTTAAAAATACCTTGCCTTTCTTACTTTATATAAATTAATTCCTAAATTTTGTGTGAAATCATATGGCGCATAATAATTTCTGTTAATTTTATCTAATAATAATTTTTTAATTATATAAAACATTGTTTTTTTTTGTTTCATGTAAATTACAGCTGATTGATTTATCATGGTCTTGGGCTCCCATCTTCTAAACAATGAAATGTCAGATTGTTATACTTATATAATAGTTCTTCAACTGTCATCGACTCTAATTCTTGTCTGTATATTACTGTGGCTTTTGATATTAAATCCGGTCTGTCCCAGCAATTTAATTCATTAACCATTTCATCTATCATTACTTTTTTTAATTCCATGTTATTATCCTTTTTTTAATTTATATCTATTGTCGATATACTTTAATTCGTTATCATTTTTCGAATAGTTACGAGACCAAACACAAACGCAACCAAATTTAGTTACAAAGTAAATTTCGCCTTCATCATCTATTCGTCTAGTTGATGCATTGATCGGGAAGTCTTTTTCGTCTTCCACCTCAACTGTTATTGTATAATTAATCTTATCCATAAAAGTCACCTCCTTACTTGCTCTTTCACTTTTGCTACTCGATGCTTCGTGATGGTTATATTAACCGTATGACATATATATTAACTAATTTATTGACAAGTGTCAACTATTAATTTTTATATAATTTATAATTGTGATTTTAGATATTTAACTAATATTTTGTCACCATCTAATGAGTTACATGGTCCCATAATTTCAATTCTTTTTATTTCATCATCATATTCAATTTTATTTATTTTTTTTTTAGATTCAATTTTTTCTATTTCTTTACTAAATTGATCTTTATTTAATTTTTTACTAAATTGAATTGTTTTAGTGTGAGTGTGAGTGATAGTACATTTATGTTTTATAGATATCATTTTCAAGCCTTTTTATTTTTTATGTAACTCATAGCATCTTGTGCNGTGAAACTTTTTTCTTTTAAAGATTGATAAACAACTTCATCTAANGTGTTTTTACCTTGCAAATATATATANACACATTTTCCATCATTACTNCCTACTAAACGCCTATTTCGGCCCTTAGCTTGCACGTGATTTATATGGCTATAATCAGTTTCATAGAAAATGGCATGCTTTGCATTTGGCAAACTATAACCGATTCCAGTCTGTATCTGACCAATCCAAACACGAGTATCATCGTTATTAAATGTTTTGTAATCGTCTTTATAATCACCGTAATGAACCATACTAGACAACTTCAAATTAGTGCAAAGTGATTGAACTAATTTGATGCTATGCTTGAATCGACACCATATAATAATTTTACCTTCTATTTCTTGTAATATCTCTGAAAGCAACTGTATTTTTTCATCACCTATAATGTTTATATCGTCACCATTCTTTATAAATCCACTGCTAATTTGTGTTAACATCATCATTCTTGATAAAACATGACCGGCTAACTCAATATCTTCATTTTCTTCATTATAATCTAAGATAAAATCTTTCATTAAAGTATCGTATATTTTTCTACTTTTATTACTTAAATCAAATGTTTTTATTAACTCAAATTCATCTGGTAATTCAATAACGTCGTCAATATCATAACTCAATGAATTTAACGACATTAATTTTTTAAACTGTGTTTCATTTTTGTATCCTAATAATTGATAGTTATTATAGCCTCCATATTCTAAATATGAATTTTTAAATGGCGTAAACTTAGTTCCAAAAATATCGGGTGAAATAATCTTATAAGGCATAAATATATCTTCGTAACTATTGGCTATAATAGTACCGCTCATACCAACCCTATATTCAATGTCTTTAGATATATACAATGCTGCCTTTGAACATTTTGCTGTTCTGCTTTTTAAACGATGACATTCATCAAATACTATTAAATCAAAATTCTTTTTTTTGATATCGTCTTTTAATTTATCAAGTATCTCGTAATTTATAATATATATAGATACTTGTTGACTTAATAATTTTTTACGTTTCTCTAATGAGCCATCAATAATCAATGAGTCAAAATGACTATGTGTTTCTATTTCAAATTGAAAATTTTTCATGATTGCCGATGGGCAAACAACTAATGTTTTTTTAATTTTATTAGTTTGATTTAAAATAGTAATCGCATCAATAACAGATTTGGATTTTCCAGTCCCAACACCACAAAAGAAAAAACATTTTTTTTTAGATATTACTAGTTCACGCAGTTTGACTTGATGATGATATGGCTTTGTTTTGAAACATATATTTTCATCACTAGAAAACACCTTTTCATAATCATCTAATAATGAATCGTATTTATTTTTTATAGAATCAGGCATATCGATATTTTTGCCTTTTAATATTTTATACATCGATAACGTGTTTTCTACTTTCCAACACTTAAGCGATCTATCCCATATAGCACCTAAGTTTTTTGCGTAAAATCGTTCGTTATATGAAGCAAGCAAAATGAAAAAGCTTCCTTTTTCAAGTATAACTTTCATTTTTTATTTTTTTTTACCAATCTTATATATAATTTTTTTTGTATAACCCGATGTTCTAAGTCGTTTATATAGCCATTCTCTTGATATTTTTAATTCACTTATAAATAAGGGTATGCCCTTTTCATTAAGCATTTTTTCAAGTTCTTCATCGCTTATATTATTTAATTTTAATAAATTACTTCTATCCATTACATGTAATTATGCAATGGATAGAAATAGTTGTCAACTATTTGTTAACTATTTAATAGTGTTTTTTAGATCTGTTAAAATTTGATTTTGTCTTGATAACGCATCCGTATTAATTTGACAGAACCTTGTTAAGGTATCATTGATCTGTTTTAAAATCGTATTACTTTCAACGCTATTCATTTTTAAATCCATCATATCATCGACTAATGATGTTGGTACATAAATTAATTTACGGCCTGTCTTTTCATCAACCACGCTATTATCTCGATTTATTTTGTCTGTTTTTTCCTCTATTTTATTCAAGCTTTGAGTCATCTTCTCAATCCTTTCAATTAATTGTGGTAATTGTGTTTTTAAATAGGTTATTGTTCCCCAATCATTTACGATGGGGCTTGGTCCATTTTGTTTATTATTTCTATTTAACCAATCCCAAACAATTTTACCTATTAGACCAACAACACCTATGATAAACGCTGTAACTAATGTTTCGCTATTTGCACTCATTTTATTTTACCCTTTAATGTTCTCTTGCCCATTTAATTTTATCTAATAAACCATAAATCATATTCTGAATTTATTTCTTTCATTTTAATCCAGCGTTTATCAACGGTTTGCCCTTTTTTGATTTGTACTTGACCCATCAAACCTATAATGTTCCATTCTTCACGTTTTTCTCTAGGAACATAATCCTTTTCTTTTGATTCATCATAATCAGGGTTTAATTTTCGGTTACCTTCCTCATCAAGTATGTATGACCCAAAAATATCTCTTTGATATTTTCCTGTCCAAACATTCCACTGTGAGTTACCAACAATTGTTGAACAACCAAATGGCCTAGTTACACCAATAACATCATCACCTTCAGTTGCTTCTTTTACTTTTCCATTTTCAATAGTTACCGATAAACCTGGTTCTAATTGTTTTCCTGATACGCTTTCAAAATATTCTGCGTAATCAGCTCCACCACCTGACCATGTACCATCTGCAAATGCATTACCATCGCCCCTTAATGAAAATGATTGACCAGATCCTTGTGTTATACAATCAAGAAATTCAAAAGCTGAATTTGGAGCCCTAGATGAACTTGCTCTCATAATAACGCCCGTATGACTTGTGTTTGACGATTCAGCCTCTAATGTAACTATACTGCCTCCATATTTGCCAATAAATTTAGCTGCTGATCTACTAATTCCTTCGCCTGATACATAAAAATCACCATTGTTATATAATTGCATTAACGTTTGTGTTGCATTGGCCTGATTATCCCATCTAAAACCAGCATTACGGCCACCAGCACTCGTACTCACAAACCTAAGATCAGCATAATAATCATCACATCCCATATAGGCTCTAAGAACAGCACCTATTGATACACCATAATACCCACCAGCAAGATTTGTATTAAAATTTCCAACTAGGAAAGTATTAGTTGCATTGTTAACTAAAAAAGTACCTGTAGTACCATTAATCCCTCCACTTAAGTTCAAAGATGTTAAAGTACCTACATTAGTTAAACTGGAATTAACAACACCCGTGCCTAATGTGGTTGCGTTTAATACTTCTGTGCCATTAATATCATAACCTGCACCGGAAGCTAAATTTAAAGCTGTTAGATTACCTACACTAGTTAAACTGGAATTAACAACACCTGTGCCTAGTGTGGTTGCATTTAATACTTCTGTGCCATTAATNTCATAACCTGCACCAGCAGCTAAATTTAAAGATGTTAGATTACCTACACTAGTTAAACTAGAATTAACAACACCTGTGCCCAATGTAGTGGATGATAATACATCTGTACCATTTATTTGATATTCGGCTCCAGAAACAAGATCAAGTTTACCATCTGATTGAAATCGAGCAATTTCGGTTGGTGCTGCTCCAGATGCCATACATTTAATTACAAAATCAAAATCCTCACTACCCGCAGTTACATCTGTTGTCACGGCATCCAATACTATACCAATTTCATTGTTTCCAGCTGATGTCTCAGTTTCAAACTGAATACCAGTTCCTATACCTGTTGCAGGTGTACCGCTTGTTATATGTGATAACTTGTTATAACTAACAGTATTAGTTAATGCGGTTGTTTGTTGTAATACATTGGCTGCTCCATCCCAGTAAATTGCAGCGTCCTGACCAGCTCCATAAGTAAATGCACCCGCTGTATTGATCGCTGTACCGTCTAAATTTAAATTATATTTTCCTGTAGTAATAAAATTTTGAGAATTATCTATTACTACTGTACCGCCTATCTGCAAGGTTAAAACGTTAACGTCTTTTGTCCCCTGTGATAACGCATCAGTTATATTAGTAATATTTGAATTTAATCTAACTGCCGTTATAGTATTTCCTGTTGCCCAAGTGTAGGCCGGTGTAATAAATGCCATCTTATTGTTCCTCCTCTAATTGATCTTGTATTTCTAATCCAGTTCTAGCGGGCAATGCTGTGCCTCTTAATAATTTTTTTGGCCTTAACCTTGGTGCGCCTAAACTAATATCAGCCTTTATTGCTCGTTTTTTTATACTTGGTAATAATTCCCTTGAAACACCAGGTAACTCTCCAATAATAAAATCAGGATTTTGTTTAAAATATCTATTCCAAGCGTGCCAAGCTTTTAATGTTTTTAAATCATCATTAATTGAAACGGCTATTTTATCTGGTGTTTTGTCCATTAAATTCATAAATTCATCTAATTCTGTTTTTGTTGAAAATAATGATTTACCAAATTTTTCACCAGCACCTACTTTTTTAAATTTTTTAAGTTGTGATTCAAATTTATCTAGCTTTTCTGCTACACGTAATGCTATTTCATCATATTCATTAGATAATAATCTTAATTGATTACGATAAGCTCTTCTAACTATCATTAATCCTTTATCGGCAATTTTAGGGTCTTTCCAGTTTATTTTATTATCAATATTTTCCATTCGTAAATCCAACTTTCCAGCTGTTAATTGTTTTGGATTGTTTAGACGATTTATTTCTTTAATTAATTGAGCCTTGCTAAAACCTGGTTCAATATTATCAACATCTAAATCTGGTAATTTAGCCTTGCTTAAACCTAGTTCAATATTATCAACATCTAAATCGGTGCTATCTATAAAATATCCTTCTTTATTAAGTTTTTCAGCTATGTCATTCTTTAATGATTGAGAATCAATTGGTTGATCTTCTATTTTTTTAATAGCTGATTTAAGTTTTAATTGATCTATTTTTTTTAATTCATTAATTTTATCAACCGCTCGTTTTCCAATTTCTTCAGAATAATTTGGATTATCCAATTGTGAATCAATCTTTAATTTTTTAATAACAGTTGATTGATCATATAAATCATCTAAAATTGTATTAACTTCGACATCAGATGCGTTTTTTAATATTTCTTTTGTTTCAACATCACCTTTTGAAATTATATCTTGAGCTAATTTTTTTTTGTTTTTACTAATTGCGTTAGATGTAGATTTAAATAATGCTTTTCCCCCAGACTTTGAAATACCACCTAATGCAATAGCATCCATAGTAGATTCAATTGGTGCTTCTTGCCATTTCTGTATTGCAACATCTAAATCAAATCCTCGACCAAATTCAAATCCATATGTTCTACCCATATCTGTAAGAATTTCTTTTGCAACCTCAGGTGAATCTTTACTAGCTTGAACAACTTGTTTTATTCGTTTTTCACTTAAATTCTTTTTTTCTTGAGGTGTACCAAACTTAAAAGTTACAAAATCTTTCAAAATTGTTCTTCCTGCCTCTGGGACTACTTGTGTAGCAAATGTTTTAAGCTCACCTAATTCTCTTTTTGCCCCGGTCATAGCCTTTGTTGCAAATTCTCCTATCGTGGGCCTTGTAAATTCTTCTTGTACGTCTAGTCTTTCTTCAATAGGTTGCTCTATTAAAGATTGTATTTCAGGACGAATACCAGTTTTTATTTGTGTCGGTGGTTGAATTATTGCCTCAGATTGACTAGCTCTCTTCGCATTTGCTTCATCTATTATTTTTTGTATTTCTGGTCTGATTGCCATTAGAAACCACCTACTTCTGGTAAAAGACCTGCTTTTGTTAATGCTTGTTTTTCTTCTTGGGTCAAATCTTTTATTAGAATGCCTCCTATTTTTCTTTCATTTTGTTCTTTTTTTGTTTTTTCTTCTAATTCTTTTTGTCTTTTTTTCTGTATCAAAGGTCTATCCGATTTTAATACTATATTTTTATAATTTAATCCTAATCTATCAGATAAATTTTTATATTCATCTGAAGTTTGATCAAACTGCTCTTTTCTAGTATTAAAAAGCCTTGATGATCTATTTAAGAAATCATTTCTTTGTTGAGATGATAATCTTTCACCAGATAAAACTCTATTAAATTGAGCCCTAACTCTTTCAGGAACACCGGCGGCATTTTGAGCTGTAGCAAATTCTGTTTCCCTTACTACTGATCCTGGATCAAGAATTTTCATGTAATTAAAAATTAATGCTAAATCACCCGCTGCACTTGGATCTTCGCCGGAAGCTTGAACTCTTGCAAATGAATCTCTAACATTTCTAAAATCTTTAGTTAAATTTTGAAATTCTTTTCGAATAGTAGTTTCTGCATTCATTTTTTCTTTAGCTGTTAAAGAGGACGCCCCTGTTTTTTTAGATATTACTGAGAAATCTCCAGTTTGTTTGAATTTCTCAGCTTCTTCAGGTGTTGCAATTCCTTTTTCAATTAATCCTTGTGCTATTTTTGTATTAGATTCTATTTTTTTTGTTTCAAACTCTTGTTGTTTTAAATTTAATTCTTGTTGTTTTTGTTGTTGAATTAATCTTTTTTGTTGTTGAATTTGAGCTCCAGTTTGTAATGTTTGAGTTGCTATATCAGCACCGGTAGTAACCCCTGGTTGCCTAACCGCTCCGCTTAATTGACCCCCTACAGCTTGACCAAGCCCAGCGCCTAAAGCTGCACCTTCTAAACGTTGACCCTTACCTGCCATCAATGCACCTGCACCAGCCCCTAGCAAAGCACCCAACGTTTCACCGGTTTCACGACGGCCTCTAGCGGCTGCCTTTACTGCTTCAACTTGTGCTTTAGCTTGCTCATTCATTACTTGACGCAATTGTTGTGCTTCTTGTGCTCTAACTGCTAAAACTTCTCCCAATCCTAAGTTTTGTATAGTTGATTGTGTGAGTAACTCTTGTAACCTAGCCATAACGGCCACCTCCTATTAGTTGTTGTCCTAATGCTACCTGTGATGGTGACTGTTGTAATGGATTTATGGCTTGAGAACCTAAACTTGGTATTGTAGTTTGTGGAGGTGCAGAAAATCCGTAACTAGATAACTGAGCACCAAGTGTCGTCATTGCTTGAAGATCTTGAGCCATTGGCGTTGTTCCAACTTGAGGATTGACACCTGATAAAGCGCCTCCAGCAGTTCCGCCTAACTGACTACCCATTACAGCACCTTGAGGACCACCGACTACAAATCCACCAATTGCTCCTGCTATAGTTCCCAAAGTTTGAAATAATCCTCTCTTTCTTCTTGCTGATCCTATTTTTTGTGCAGCTTGTACTTGTCCCTGACCCTGTACTCGTGCCGCCTCTAAAGCAGCCCCTAAATGAGCTGGTAATGGTGTATTACTTCCAGTTTTAGGCATTCCAGATGGCATTTTGCTTCACTCCTCTTTTCATATCTTTTATTACATGCTTTATACGTAAACTTAATACTGTTGGTAGTTTTTTCCATGTTTCACGTCTTAACATAATTTTAAGAGTTCCAATTGATCGACCTATTAAATCAACTTCATAAAAAGAATGTTGAAATGGATCAATTGAATTATCTTCACGACCGAACATTTTATACATCCATTCACAAAAACCCATGTATGCTAAATCACCGGTTCTAATATCTTTTTTGTCATAATAATCCAAAACTTTTGGAACAATATTTGCCACTGTATACCATTTAAAGCCTTTACTATTTGCAACTTTTGCAATTTTATTTGCATTTTTCATATACCAGTGAACAAAATCACCACGTGTGAACATGCCTTTTATTACACCATTTGTAAGTTTCCATAGTTGTCTACGGCTTATAAGGTCTCGTGCAAAGAATTCCATACAAAAATGAGATTTTTTACCACCACCCGATTGTGCTTCTGCTGCTTGAACTTGTGATTGCGCTTGAATTCTTGCTAATTCTAATTGAAATCTTTGATTTGCTTCTGGGTCCATAATATATTGACTTGGATCTCTTAAAACAGCGGCTAACTGGCCTTGTCCGATTGCGCTTCTTAATCTACTAAAATCTTCTGCCGATAATCCCGACGCCATTGCCACACGTTGTAAATCAACATCGTCTTGTGGTGTTAATGCAATGCCTTGACCGAAAATTCTTTCAATTGCCTCTAATGCTTCGCCTTGGTTTTTAATGTTTCCACTTATAACTAATTCTACTAGCTGATCATTTCTGACATCTTGTCGTCTTATGTCTTCACGGCTTGCTTGAAATTGTTGTTGCTGTTGTTGTATTACTTGATTATAATCCCTAGCTCTTTGTGCTTCTTGCGCTGTAAACTCTCTGCCCAATCCAGCCTGCTCAGCTGTGAACTGTCGACCTAATCCTGCTTGCTCAGCTTGAAACTCTCTTGCCCTTGCAGATTCACTAGTTTGAAATGCTTGTTGCATTGCTTGCTGTCCAAGTTGTGCACCTAACCCGCTTGCTATTTGTCCCTCAATTCTTTGTTGTTCTTTAAATATATCTCCTAATCGTTGTTGACCGACCCCGCCAAATTGTATACCTCTTTGTGCCAGCTGTTCGGTTGTTGCCCCTAATCTTTCTTGAAATTCTTGTCGCAATGGACTAACCGCAGATTCAAAAGCTTGTTGCGCCACTTGTTGTTGTGTTTGTGGCAAAGTTAGTGTTTGTTGTGCAGCTTGTTGTTGTGTTGGTGGGGGTGGTGCAATTTGATTTAATTTTTGTGTCATATTATTAACCTCCTAATGGCTTCTTACTGGTCTAAAATAAAATATTATTTTTAATATTCTTGTAAATTCATTAGCGTTACTGTTCGACATTTCAGCTCTGAATTTATTACCTCTTAAATTTGCTCGGAATTTATAAGACCCGACAGTTAAACTACCGACAAGATCTGTCCCAACAATAGCTGTACCCACTGTTGAAGCAGAAAATTGTGATGTTTGATAAGATGTACCTAAACCTTGACTTGGTATAACATTTCCATACTCATAAGCATTAAATATTAAATTTATGCTCCAGTTTTCTGTCTCTCCCACAAAATAAATTCTATTTACCTTGCTATAAGTCGCTTCATCTCCAATGGGATACCAACCTAAAATGGCCTTACTTGCTATTGCCCCACCATTATCATTTTTAATAGTCTCATTCATTGTCTCATGAGTTTCGCCATTTGGACCTTTAACAGCATACAATTTAATTCTGTCATTATCTTTTTGTGTAGTGAAATAATCATAATTAAATCCAGTAAATGTCCCCCAAAATGGTTGAGGTTGTTGTATTTGTGGCTGTTGTATAAACTTTGCTACATCCGCAAAATAAGTTAAATCATTATAATTACTAGTTGGGTTATTTACACTTTGAAAAGATAATATATATAAATCATTAAATACTATTGCTTGTGCATTGCTAATGTCTTTTTTTTCTATTAATAAATCTAAATCGTTTTGTATGTCTTCTGATACAATCGGACTACCTGATCCACCAAGTGTATATTCTCCACTAGAATAAGATATATTTGGAGATAACAATCTTATAAAATTATCCGTTGATAAATAAAAAATACCTGCTTTTGTTCTTCTAATTGAATCAGGGCTTAATGATCCCGTTAATGCATCCGTTCTTAAAATAACCCAGTTTAGTTTTGGTACTGGTGAATCTGCATTGGGCAAAATATAAACACCATACTGTTTAAAAATAAAAAGTGCGTCTCCCCATACTTCTAAGCCAGTAATAACGCCATCTTTACCAGGTGCTATGTCTATAGTATTAGATGCTGTATTCCAAGTGTCAAAACCTAAAACTTCAGTAAAAAATAATGTGTTATCATCGGCTGCAAAAAGTCTATTTTTATGAAACTCTATATACTTGCATGTCGTCGGACTGTTTGCGACAGAGCTACCTGTAGGCGTTATACCGCTTACTTTTGTTACTAAATTACTTCCATTAACGCCATATAAAGCGATAGACGAACCTTTTCCAGATTGAGCCCATCTCATTTTTTGATTTGATGTTAAAGTTAATGATAATGAATTCCAACCAGAATTATAATAATAAGCGTCTGTTCCTTGATTCGTGATTAAAAACTCTTGTCCGTTTTGGTTTGTGTAATTAGCTAAACTATATAATTTATTACCTACACTTGGTGCATTAGTTAATTTGGCCCCACCACCACGTTCTTCTAAACCACCATTTGTCATGTATAAATAGTTTTCATTCAAAGATAATTGACCGGGTAGTAATGATAATTCATCACGATTAGTGTTCATGCCTAAAAATCTATTTATTGTTACACTTTGAAAACTACCCATAATTACCCCTGAAAAAATACATTTGGATTACTGATTGTATTATTGCCTGTTCCTGTAAATGTATAAGGATCAAGTTGTATTGTTTGTGAATCATTTGTTAATAAAGACAACCTTAAATTAGATCTTTCTTGTTGAGCTAATAATTGATAGTTTTGTAAATTTTGTATATCGTCGTCTTTTTGATAAAACAAAATACAAGATTCATACACAATCAATAAGTCATAATCTTGTGGCAACTCTGTAACATCCGTATCATTAGTCAATGTGCTTGGAACTTTCCATCCTAGTATTTCTATAGCGTTAGCTTCTGTTCTGCCAAAATGCTTACTAAATACTAAGTCTGTACCTTGAACATCATAGAATTCAGGTGTCCCAGTATTTTCTGTATTAAAAAAAGAATTAGGCGATACTAAGCTAATTATTTGATCAAGTGGCTTTTGTATCATTTCAAATCTAGTTCCAGACGTTGCCTTGTAATAAACAGCGTTAGGTATCAACATATTTGCAGGAACTGCAACTGTGTTAGTTGATACTGTAATATTTGCTTTTACAGGTGACGATGTATAAAGTTCTCTAGGCTTATCTAACCTTGTTATTTTTCTGATAGAATTATTTATATATTTATTTAATACTGTGCTGCTCGGGTTTGTGGCTACAGAGGATGTACCAAAATCTAATTGGTCATCCAATAACCCCCTAATAGTTGATAATGTTGACCCCATTACAACTGAACTCCCAATTCTTTGCAAATATTTTCTATTTCTTCTTTATGGCATTGTGTTGATTGATATTCTTTTTTTAAATCATTTAATTTAAATTCATTTAAAATTATTTCTTTAGTATCATCTCCAATTTTTTCAATTTTAATTAACGAAATTAAATCACCATTAATTGATACTTTATTTTCCATAGTAACGTTATTTTGTGGGTTTTTATGTTTTATTATTTTACTAATTAACTCCATGTTTACTCCTTTTTGTTAACTAACACCAATTACATTAGACAAAGGCACATAATTATTTTCAAAATCTATTTGATCATTACTTCCATTTTTGACTATTAAACAAGTCATTTCAACATTATAAATATTCATTCTTAAAAAATATCTATCATAATTTTTACACTGACATGTCGATACATAATGTTGTTCAGTTTTATAATAACAATTGTTATTTTTTATCAGTCCCTTATATGATTCCCATTCTAATTTCATTTTCATTATACTAATACCCCCACCCATGAACCGAATGATCTATGAGTACCACCGGTAAGTTGTTCTATCCTCATTCTTATTGCTGCGGTACCATCTCCTGTATATTGTTGAGTTATTTGATTTTGTCTTGAGTTTCCGTCGACTATTATTTCGCCGTCCGGAACAACCGACATTCCCGTGCCAGTTCCATTTGGGTCACTAAATATGACTCCATCGATTCCCGCACCGGTATTTTCAACACCAAAAGTAACACTACGAATTTCTAACGTTTTACCCGTTGGAATAACATAAACGTCATCCGTTGTACCACTAAAATTTCCTCTTAAAACTCTTGATACGAGC